GTTTCCAGCATTTCAGCCAGGGCTTTCATATCCTGCTGAAGTACGGCGACATTGGAGTAGTCCGCATCAATGAAGTATTCCCCCTTATCGCCGAAATCGGGCAGTAAGAAGCTATTCAGGGAGTCCCGCATCTTAATGACCATGGGCATAATCCCGTTTATATAGGCGTCCTTATAGAACTGCTCCATATTGGACAGGGTGGAATGCTCGTTGTCATTAAAAATGGCGGACGGCATCTTGAACAACCGGCAGAGCTGCCGGAAAGTGTATACTTCTGATTCAAGGATTTTGAGGTCAACAGGAGAAAGTCCGGTCTGTATGTAGCCCAGCTTACCAGCGGAAAAGAAAACCTTGCCCCGGTTGCGGTCACCTTCCAGCTCGTTATTCCAGAGCTTCTTCATCTTGCCCATCTGGACATTATTGGCATCGTCAGGGCTCATCGACTCATTGTAGAGCATCCCGGCAGGACCCCCATGCTGGAACTGGGCAGTTGAACTATCTACCGCACTATTTGAGCGGGCCAACGTTTTGGCACCAGCCTGCAGCGGAGGCATGCCATATAAGTGGGAGCCGTCTGCTTGGTAATCCGGATTGAAGTATTTAAGATGAATAACATCATCCTTTTTTATTCCATATTCACCCCATAAGAACATCATATAACCAGCAACTCCCAGCGTAGGCGCCGTGCCATCCGGCAGGATCTTCATGTACTGAGACGGGAGGGTTTGAATGTACTTTACCTTCCCCTCATTTGCGCCCATGGATAACCGCTCTTTGTAGATATAGGCGTTCCCGGTAATATCCAGAAACCCGTAGCACTTTTCTAGAAACTCGGCCTGGCTTTCGTCGGGATTGGGGTTCTGCAGCAGTAGGTTAAGTGGATTATCTTCGGCCACTTCTTCCAGAGCTTTCACCTTTAAGAAGGACGCACGCTGTAGGGCTTTTTCTGTTAGCTGTTCCCCTGACATGAGGGTTTTGTATTCACGTAGCATTTTCTTGCCCTCTTTTCCCTTCACGCGATATACGTAAAACGGAATAGACGCTGCCATTTGCGCTTTACGGGAGATAATCGAGTATACATCCGCATTACTTGCGTAACCGTCTTTAACGGCCAATTCCTGGTCAACGTGAGGGTAAATTGGGGCTTGGGGGAACCAGTTGACCCTAGCTTCAAGCCACTGGTTAATATATTGCTGCGCCGCCTGCTGCATTTGCGCTTGCGCGTTTGCAATCTGGCGGTTAGATGGGCGTATAAGATTACTTATTGCCTTCGTTAGAAGATTTCCCACGTCTGTTTGGGCTTCAGTTCAAAATACATTCTCATCATTAGCGTATCGGAATAGTCCGGGGACCGTCCTAATAGCTCCTTAACCTCATCTTTTGGCACCACTTCCAGCTTTTTATCGCTGTCCGCATTCTTCTTTTTTACCTGCTCCAACTCCTCAGTAAGTGCCTCTTTTATATCGTAATCCGTGCATTTCACGAATATTTTATGATCGTTTATGCGTTCTGCCAGCATGTAGTAACACTGGCTTTTAAGATTCTTGTAGTTCTCCTGTTCCTTGGTTTGTGGATTCTCCAGGGGAGCGGAATTATTTACAAACCCCTTACACCCTAGCTTATCTACCACCCCTCCGCCTACGCCGTCTTCATCGACTATTACCTGGGAAAGGGGGATTCCCATCTTCTGCCGGATCTTCTCTATTTCATCGGCTACCTTAGTGGTTCGCTGCTTTTCAAGCGTTTTGATATCCATTACTCTAAAGCCATTCCAGATCATGATCACCGACTTATCCGATCCGAAGCGGGCAATATCCGCCGTTATATACTTTGACCCTTCTACTACGAACTCGTTACTAAAAACGTCGCTAATGGCATCATATGTCATTAGGGCGTTATCATCGTCGTCGTAATCAAAGTTTCCCTTTAGTAACCGCTCCTTCTTTACCTTGTCTTTGATGGACCGCAGCTTATCGATATAACCTTTATCAATAAACGGGTTATCCTGTACGAGCGCCTGAAGGAACTTGATCGCCTTGGGCAGCGTACCCGCTTTGAATGGCTTCCAGAAGGTAGAGTGACACCAGTTCTTCTTTGGGTTCAGCGTGACCAGGATACGTCCTAGAATGCCGTATTTCTCGTTAAGGTGACGCCCCACCCTGGACTTCAATGTATCATAGGCCCCGAAATGCGTTTCGCCTCCTTCCTCTATCCAGCCGCCAGTATACTCCGTTGATCCGTAACGTTCATACAGTGGATCACGCGGCAAGTACTTTAAGTCAAGCAAGTCTATCCGGCTTCCATTTGGGAAATGTATAAAGTGATCCTGGCCGTTATAAAACCAATCTACTCCCTGTTTCAGCCCGAAGGATTTACAAACCTTTATCCAGGTCTGATAGGTAGATTCACGCAGGCGTTTTAGTTCCTCCCTGCCAATAAACCACCTGGTCCCAGGGAAGATCAGGCACATAAACAACAACCATAAACAGCCGGTCCATGACTTCGCCCCCCCAGCTGCGCCTCCGTAGGCAAATTCCTCCGTTTCTTCGTCGGTTAATATGTAAAGAGCTTGTTCTTGTTTCTCGTGCTTTACACCGTCCTTTGTAACGAAAAAGTCAAACCGTCTACGTTTAAACAGCTCGATCAGTATGTTAATCCTTGGTATGGATAGCAGATCATTCGCCACATGCTTTTTTCTGTAATTCAGCCAGTTTGATCAAATCTTCATCCGTAAACTTTGACACATCCACCGCGCCTACCTTTTCGCCCTGGGTGGTCATATCCGTGCGGTCAACTAGGTTATTCAACCGCTGGGTAATGCTGGGATTGTAGATGCCAACCATGCCGCCCTCGATCTGGTCCTGGCGTATCACCCTTTTTATACGTGAACAGATAGTTACGAAAGCTTCGTAGCGCCCTTCGTGATTCATAAAATAATGTATGGGGTTAATGATCACCCCTTGGTCTTCCAGAAAGTTGCAAAAGCCCTCGTAGGTCAGCGGCCGTTCCTTCTCCCTGTATACCCTCTCTGCATCTTTGCCAACATAATCCTGCACCAGGTATACATCGCGCTTTGCTTCCTGACGATAAGACTGGAAGAGTTCCCACATTCTTTCTGGTGTCTCTATGGCCTTATGAACACCCATGATCACATAATTATCCTAAGTTTGTGACTGTAGCCTCCTTTCCCCTCTGGGGTGGCGTTCTCACAAATACGCAAGTTCAGCCAGCCATTGAGATCAGTTAATCCCAATTCCTTGGCCTTCTGGAGTTCTTCAATAAATGCATCAACCTTGACAGAGAAATCAATATCACAGTCTGAGATACGGCGCTGGCCGCCTTTATCCTCATACTGGGTCCAACGGAGATAACAGGACCTTAACTTTTGTGTAGCGCCCATTAAATAAGCATAAATCCAAACAATCTGATCTAAACTGCCCGTATAAACGGTCTTATCCTACACAAATATAGGGAATTAATGTTTTGGTATGTAATTTACTTTTTGGTACGTTTTGAGGTGTTAATTTAATATTGTTCTCTAGCCGGTAGAGAGCCATAAAATTAAAAAAGCGGCCATTTTAAGCCGCTTTCTAAGATTATTTTAACATTACTATTGCTTCCCTAATTTCTTCGCCCATTCTTTGGGATCGATCGGGTTTTCCTTCTTCACCAGGTGGACTGTTCCTTCCACCATGGGCTTGATCAGCCCTTCCACCAGGAGCTTTAATTCCTGGACCTCCTTATGCAAATCTTCCAAAGACACTTTCTTACTTGAAGGCTTACGGCCACCTACCTTGTCATCCCCACGGATAACATACAGCAAATCGTACTCGTATTCGTCACATATCCTTATTATCTGCTCAATAGTAGGCCCCCTGTCGCCAGCCCGTATTTGAGCAAAGATGCTTGGCACCATATCAATCTTCCTGCAAATCGCAGCATCTGTCAATTTATTGGCCTCCTTGACCTCGTCAAAGACAGCCAGGAAGCGACGGCGAAGGCCAGCTTTATATGGTTCTTTTCTATTTTTCAAAAGCTATATTTATAGGTTTTGTTTTCTCAATAAACCCCATTACTTCCCTCCATATGGCATTCTGTATATTCCCTTTTGCGTTTGCCATTTCCACATCATACCAAACCTGCTCCGCCTTAACGCC